TTTAACCTCATGTACTGCAGTTCCTGGAATCAGTACCATACGATTATTAACACACTCAATGGTTTCAGTTCCTTCTATAATAAACTCACCATTTCTAAATTTCTTTGGTTCTTTGTAAAACCATATAAGAGCTGATAATACTGAGGTATCTTGGTGAGGTTCGTAGTAAGTACCATCATCATAGTAGCTTAATAGAGTACTAAATGTACAACTCTGAAACAAGTAACGAAACCACGGATGAAAAGGTACTACCTGAGTAAGAAATTCTTCGTTAAAAATGGCATTGTGTCCCACTTTTAGTACTGAAGATTTTTTATGATCTGTATAAAAACTGTCCACAAAGAGACATTTATTGTTTTTTAACAGAATCTTTTCCCCGTTTTCATCTATTCTAGAAGCACTGCCCGAAGCTCCGTCAGCGGCTTCAAGTGTCTCTAAATCTCTGCTCAGAAAATTTAACTCGTCCCATAGTAGCGGTAGAAAATTTTCTTCAAGTACATTGTCCACTAGAATATACGGAATTTCAGAATCTTTCGTAAAGTGCTGGCTAACTTTCATAGGTTTGGTAATTCCTTTTTAAAGTACCAACCTCGTTTCTTGAGGTAGGCTACTTGTTTTCGTATCGAATTAGGAGTACGGCCAGGTAACACTTCTAAGAGATGTTCCATTCCTAAAACATAATAATAGTCTCGTAAAACATGACGTTCCGATGTTGACCACGGTTGTTTATCATATCTTTTCATAGCGTATATTATAGTTCAAAACGGGGAAAATGTCAAGTATTATTTTTTGAGTCATGCTTGTGGTGCCGAAAAATTTTTCTTGACATTGAAGTTCACTTTTGTTATAATTTGTGTCAAGATGAAGTTTACCTTAACTAAACAAGTCAAAAATGGAGATACCCTTGATAATTGATTGGAATATCGCAGTATTTATCTTCTGTCTAGTAGGATGTGGAGTACACTGCTGGAGATTAGGTAAAAGCGAAGGCATTGAAGGAACGGTCCAGTATTTTATCGACCACGGTTATATTGACGTAGAAGAAAATGTGGAATAAAATAGTAAATTGGTGGCTAACACTAATAAAAGAAGAGTTCGAACTTACGGTGTACTTTCTCGGTAAAATAGTAGAAGATAACGATGGGAACAAAGAAATAACCACAGATCCTAAAACTTACCGTTGTAAAGCAATTAAAAAATTAACACAAACTCATATGATATTTATTGACCTCGATGGGCGAAAGCACGAGGTTAAAGTTGTCAATCCAGTAGGGTATGAGCTAACAAAGATTTATTAGAGTCCGATCTCTATAACTCGGTAACTAAGAACAGAGAATGCCGAAAGGGTTCTCATAGTTGCGTACCGAATGGGCGCAAAGGAGAAAAAAATGACAAAGCAAATGAACATTAGTGATTTTCACAAATTCTTTTTAGGGTTTGATCGTATTGACCCTGATTTCTTTTCAAATGCCCCTATGACGGGGTATCCTCGATATAACGTATTGAAAGTAGGAACAGAAGGCTATCGTGTAGAAGTCGCTGTACCTGGCTGGGAAAAGGACGATATCGAGATTACATTTGATAAGAATGAACTTCGTATTGAAGGCGTAGCAAAACAAGAAGTTTCAGACGAAGAAGAGTTTGTATATAAAGGTTTGAGTGGTAAAACTTTTACCAGAGTATTTAAAGTAGGATCAAACATTAAACTTGATACTGCATACATGAAGAACGGACTTCTGTGTGTAGAACTATATCAAGAAGTGCCTGAAGAGTCTAAGGCTAAGGTAGTAGAAATACATGATGCCTAAAAAAGCTTTTCGAACTTTTAATACTTATGGAATCTATCTATTAAGTCTGTGGACAGCGACCACTTTAGTATTGTGTGTAGCATCCCTAGTATGACTAGTCCCTGCCCGAAGGAAACTTTGGGCAGTTTTTAGGAACATAAATGCCGTATTTAATTATTTTAATGCTTGTAGGTTCAATGGGTGGTGGAGCACTATGGTATTATAAAGATACCCAGAGCACTATCGCAACACTACGAGATAACAATAGTAAACTTATGATGGTTGCAGAAACAAATCAAGAAACCATCAATTCAATGGCTCGTGATTATCAATTAGCTCAAGAAAATATGTTAGTATTACAAGAAAGAGCAAAAGAAGCTGAAGAGTACCAAGATGAGTTAGCTTCTAAATTACGTCGTCACGACCTTACAGCACTGACCTTGCAAAAGCCAGGTCTTATCGAAAAGAGAGTTAATAATGCTACAGCTAAAATCTTTGATCAGCTCGAAGCCGATTCTGGCAAGCAGCCTACTATTACCGATAGCCCTAAGTAGTGGCTGTGCAACTATTGAACCGGAAGTAGTTGTAAAGACGGATTATGTTGTAAAAGACATTCCGATACAACCACAGCCAAAGCCCCTTAATTTACATAGGGTTAAGTTCTATGCTGTAACACCTGAGAATATTGATGACTTTCTATTGAAGTTTGAGGAAGAAGCGGGTGTTAATGTATTCTTTGCTTTAAGTGTGCCTGACTATGAGAATATGTCACTAAACGTAGCAGAGTTACGAAGATACATCAACCAACAAAAAGCAGTAATTTTATATTACGAAGACAGTATAAATACAATGATTCGAGAGACTCCAGAAGACACGGAAGAAGTAGTTCAAGAAGGAACTCTCAATAAGCTATTGGAGTGGTAATACTATGGAATTAATTGGAATTTTCTGTATAATGATGCTACCTCTTGTAGCAGGTGGTATAACTTTTATATTAAGCGTAAAGGTAACAGAATGACATTAGCAGATGGTTTTTTAATTTTTTGGATGGTAATAGTACCAATTATGGTGGCAGCGATGGCATATGGCGACAGAAAACCATCTTAAAGAGGTAAATAAAACGTACCTCCAGCATTTGTTAGGGGCCTGGAAAGTAGCATTTATACTACTTGTACACGGGCTTCTACCAAATGTATGGACTCATACAGCCAGTGAGATACTTAATGATGACACAGACTGACTACTTTGCAAAGTCTATGACAAAGTTTTTTCGTTTCTTTGCAGATACATTCTTTGCAAAACGATACGGACATAGAGCAGTTGTTCTAGAAACAGTAGCAGGCGTTCCGGGAATGATAGCAGGGATGTTAGTGCATTTAAAAAGTTTAAGAACACATAAGAGAGGCTACGGGCCTATCATACGAAGACTACTTGCAGAAGCAGAAAATGAGCGTATGCACCTTATGTTTTTTATCGAGATCGTAGAACCCAGCAAGCTGGAGCGGGGTCTCATCATACTGGCACAATTTTTATTCTGGCACTTTTACTTAATAATGTATCTAATCTCTCCTCGCACAGCTCATATGATGACACATTATTTTGAGGAGGAAGCAGTAAAAAGTTACACAGAATATTTAAGTTTGATAGAAAGTGGGCAAATTGAAAATGTTCCTGCACCAACTCTTGCAGTTGAGTACTACGGATTGGATGCAGACGCAAATCTATCTACTATGATAGAACACATTCGCGCTGATGAAGCACATCACAGCAAAGTAAATTTGGAGTATGCTAATGTACTCAGATAAGGTATTAGATCATTATGAAAATCCTCGGAATGTCGGAAAACTTGACAAGAATGATGAAGATGTCGGAACGGGCCTCACAGGTGCTCCAGCATGTGGAGATGTCATGCAACTTCAAATCAGAGTATCGCCCGACGGAGTTATTGAAGATGCTAAATTCAAGACTTACGGATGCGGCAGTGCTATTGCTTCTTCATCACTACTCACTGAATGGGTTCGAGGAAAGTCCCTTGACGAGGCAGGAGAAATCAGCAATGTCCAAATTGCTCAAGAACTATCACTCCCGCCTGTAAAGATACATTGTAGCGTGCTGGCCGAAGACGCGATTAAAGCCGCAATTGCGGACTATAGGAGTAAACATTGAATATTGATAAACTTTATGAAGAAATTAAAGCAGATGAAGGAGAAGTTCTTGAAATTTATAACGACCACTTGGGCTACCCTACTTTCGGTGTCGGACACTTGGTCACGACAGAAGATGAAGAGCGTGGAAAGCCTACCGGCACTCCCATTACGGCAGAACGATCCAGAGAGTGCTTCGATAAGGATGTTGTCACTGCCATTAAGGACTGCGAACGACTATACGGACAATGGCACAATTGGCCGGAAGAGGTTCAATTAGTTCTAGTGAACATGGCTTTTAATTTAGGAGCCACTCGTTTAGCAAAATTTATGAATTTTAAAAATATGCTGTCTCAAGGAAAGTGGAAAGAAGCAGCAGTAGAAGGTCGAGACTCTTTGTGGTATCGGCAAGTTACGAACCGAGCCGAGCGGCTCATGCGGAGATTAGAAGAAGTTTAGTCTCCTTAGGAGAGAGGATGAAGTATTTACTAGGTCTGTTGGCTATTGTGCCCATTTGCGTAGCTGCAGAAACTGTAATTAATTATGATGACGGCTCTACTTTAACACTTGAAGATAGCGAAAAGATTCATGTAACAAAAGATACGCTATACCGTCAACAGAACTATAACAACGGAAGAACTATTCAATTCAAAGTATTTCCCGAAACTGCTAGACGGGATTATGTAGAAGTAGATAACGGTACAGATGATACTTTGACAGTAGGAAGTCACGAATGGTGCAAAGCCTATGTTCCTTGGAGCGAGGGTCTAACCTTCGGCATGGCTTACTGGCAACGTGGGTGTGATACTAACAATAACGGCGTTTATGGCTGTGGGGACACAGGGTACGATGCTTCTGATGATGCAGGAGTCTGCAACTAATATGAAAGATTACATGGTTACTTTCGAAAAAAATGGATATAAAAAATATACAAGATTCAGTGAGTTTGATAGCGCAGTAAATTTTGCAGAGCACATGGCAATACTTTATTATTCATCTGTAGAGGTACGAACGTACACTACTGATGAACTTGTACATAGTGTAGACGCTAAAATAACTCTTGACAAAGAGCTTGTAGTTTAGTATAATATATAAAATTTTCGGAGTAACCATGAATTTATTTTACCTTGACGAAAATCTCGACAAGTGTGCAGAAGCCCATGTCGATAAACATATTGTAAAAATGCCTTTGGAAGTTGCACAGATACTATGTACTTGTATCTGGATAGACAATCTCCTGGGGTTTGTTCCTCGCGCTCTTACCAAAGAAGAGAATGCTATCCTGAATGAAGCCAAAGCTCCAGAGAAGCCTCTTAAACCTGAAGAGCGTACTGTTACTCCGTACCTGCCGATGATGTACAATCATCCTTGCACAATTTGGGCGAGAAGCTCACTCGATAATTTCGAGTGGACTCATTGTTATGGAAACGCACTTGGAGAAGAATACAGATATAGATATGGAAAACAACACAAATCAGTCACAGTTATCAACGAATTACCCGAGCCAAAGCATTTTGAACGAGTGGGGTTCACCACGTTCGGACTTGCGATGCCTGAAATCCTCAAAGACTATGACAACCCTATACAGTCTTATCGTGACTACTATCATCTCGATAAGGCTACTTTTGCCGCTTGGTCTCACAGAGCAGCTCCCAGTTGGTGGGATGAGTCTCTTGCTGACTATGAACAGAGGATCACAGCGAAATGAGCGATGATGTATGCCCAAAGTGTGGTGAGTTTCTAACAGGAGATGGATATAGTAATGGAGATCCTGTACGATGCCCAAACGCCTTAGAAGAAGATTGGTGGTATAGTGAACCGGATAGCGGGCCTTGGTACTGTAATTTTGAAGAGGAAGACGAATGACAGATAGTGTAAATAAGCCTCCGCATTATACAGCACACCCAAGCGGAGTAGAGTGTATACAAATTACAGAGCACATGAACTTCTGCTTGGGTAACGCTACAAAGTATATATGGCGAGCAGGACTCAAACAGAATGAAGTAGAAGACCTAAAGAAAGCTGTGTGGTATATTAACAGAGAAATAGAGAGGATTGAGAATGGTCAAGAAGAGAGACTACGAGAACCTAAGCCCAGAGAATGTGCAGAAAGTGAAAGACCTTCTAAATCCTCTGGACGGGTCGAAAGCTATAACAAAGAAAGAAGCTTGCGGAATCTTGAATATTTCGTACAATACAGCGAGACTCTCTAAGATTATAGAGGATTATGATGAAAGAACCGCATATGTACAGCTACGAAAATCTCAAAATAGAGGTAAAGGCGCCAGCCAAATGGAAATTGCAGAAGTCATTCGAGATTACCTACAAGGGGATTCGATTGCTGCCATCGCCAAGTCCTTGTATAGATCCTCCGGATTTGTCAAGTCTCTTGTGGAAAAAGTCGGTATCCCTAGTCGAGGAGTATCTAAAGAAGAGCGGACTGAAGTAGGTTATTTACCCGAAGAATGTGTAGCAGAAGATTTTAGAATTGGACAAATTGTATGGTCTGCTAGGCATCATGCTCCTGCGGAAATCTGTCAAGAGCTTTCAATACATTATCAGGCAGAAAGTGCTGGTTTCAAAGATACAAACTATGAAAAGAAGTATGGCGCAAAATGCTATACAATATGGGTAAGAGAGCCTTTCGACACTGACAGAGAGTTCTGGATTAGTGGTATTGAGACTGGAGGATTCTTTGCAAGTTCTCTAGCGTATGACCTGGGTTCCCTAGAGCATTTAGAAAAATACGGAGTTGACTTCTCACGTTTATAAAAATATTTCTTGACAACTTCCTTATATTGAAGTATAATATAATTTCAAAA